CGGGAATTGACAACCAATTAGGTTCGGTGAACTCATCATCAAATCGTTCTTCGGTCTTGCGACCACCATCAACTCGACTCGTACGTGTTTTACTTTCACTCATGTTTTCGTCCTCCGCGTTAACCAACATTGATGGACGTATAGTCGCCCACCGCCGTCGCTTTTTCGGCCTTCGCCTTTTCTTTGGCGTACCGCTCAAGTGGGATGTTCCACTTCTTGGCAAGTTCGATATCGTCACGGGTCAGCTTGACCTTACGATTACCTTTCTTGCCGCCGGTAGAATCGGGAGACTTACGCGACTGTCCCCCTACCACTTGCTCCTTGGGTGACGAGGCAGGAGCAGCCCCGAACTTGTTAGGAAGTTCAGCACGTAGTCGCTTATCAACTTCCTTATAGAAATCGTTCGATGTCGGATCGTAGCCCTCGTTCTTGAGGTTGGCGTCAATGGCAAGTGCTGCCGCCGTTGCTACCTGATCCTGACCGAACCATGTATTCTGTTCAGCCCATTCAACAGCCTTCGGATCGTATGCCGGTTGCTGCTGCTGTGCCGCTACTTGATTATTATAGGCCTCGGCCTGTTTTACAAGGTCGGTAGAATATTTCTCAACGTCTTGACGACCCTGCCGGACCAAGCTGATATTCTGCTTGGCATCGAACATAGCTTCTTGAGCGGCCAACATAGCTTCTTTGTCGCCGTCATCGTAAGCCCGGAGATATGCCTGACGGGCCATCTCAGACTTTTCTTGAAGCTGTCGTTCAGTGACGTCATAGTTTTTCTTAAAGACTTCGGCATTCTTCTGCTCCGTATCTTGCAGTCGGGTCTGTAGTGCGGCCAGTTCCTGCTGCTGGGCAATGATCTGCTCTTCGCGTTCCTTCCGCTGCCGGACTAGCTGTCGGATTCGTTTCTGTGCCCCGTCGGTGTCAACACCTTCAAGTTCTGGAGCAGCTTCGACAGGATCAGGATCGGGGGCGGACTCGTCCACCTCGACGAAAGACTCATCTGTATCTTCAGACTCATTGACAGGTTCAGCTTTCTCTTCTGTAGCTGTTGCTTCCTCTTCAACTTCGTACTCTACTTTGTCGTCACCGTCTTGTGCGGATTCAACATCAATTTCATTCCAGTCATCATCGGCCATGACCGATTCCTCCATAGTTTACGCCTATGAGGCGATGTTAAACATCGGATCAACATCCGAGGGGTCTTCAATCTTCATGATGATCTGGTCATCGTAAAGCATGATAAGGTTTACGCCCTTATATCGAAGTTTGTTCCCGTTCATCTTCCCGTAGCAGACAATGTCTCCTGCCTGACACCATGGGCCGAGCGGGAACTTTTCGTCGTCCCGGTAGGCAAGATCACCGACGGCCAGTACACGGCCAACGGTGGTCAGGTAGTTGATGTCGTCCTTGAACGCATCGGGGAGTATGATAGAACCCTTCGTCCTGCCCTGAACTTTCAGAGGCCTGATGAGGAGTCGGTATCCGGGGATTGTGGGGAGCGGGGACGGGTCCGCAATGTCTTCGTCCTGTGCCCAGTCGGCATTACTGATGGCACCTGCCATTTTTGGTTCCATGACCATTAGTCGTCTTCTCCTTCCGCTGTACGTTTCTGGATTTGTGCGACCAAATCCCGACACCACTTCAGTCCTGAAATAGTGCCGACGTATTGACGATAGGCAGAATAGTCCTCTGCGCCATTGGACCCAAGGAGTTTTTCGTACTCCACAATCTGGGCTTCTATTTGTTTCTTGATGTCTTCAAAGTACATAGGTTCTCCGTTACGTGGGGAAGACGAGGGGGTGACTACTTACCTTTCTTGATCTGGTAAGTAGACTTGTCGGAGTTCCGAAGAACTTCACGTTCCGCACGGACACTGAAGTCGTTCTGCGGAATCTTGGCGGTGTCGCCGTAAGATTTACCTTTTGCCATTATGCCATTCCTTTTGGTTTGCGAGATGACCGGTAACCCTGACCGGTTGGACGGCCACACATACCGCCGGAGTTCATTTTACGCGCAGCACCTGCTTCAGACAAGGCAATTGCCACTGCCTGATCTTTGCTGGTAACTTTGTTTCCTGAGCCAGATTTTAGTGTTCCAGCTTTGAATTCGCCCATAACCTTGTCGATTTTCTTTTTTTGCTTTTTAGTCTGTGTCATTATCGTAACATTTCTTTAACGGCGTTAAAAATATCCAGAGTATTAGAAGATTCTTTTTGGGGTTTTTCCTCAACAATTTCAAAGTATGGACGCATCCGCTCGTAGGTTTCGTACGGTTCGTCAACTTTCAGACGTTTAGGAGACGCCATATCAATTAGTTGTTGAAGACCTTCTGATGTAGAACGTGGCGATTCGGAAATTATTTTTTCAGTTTCAACTATATCAGATGCTAACTGGGGACGCGGCACTGGTTCGGCATACGCAGTTTCTGGTGCCGACATCGGGACCATGCCTACCTGTGTTTTTTCTAAGAAGGGGAGAAGTTCTGGTCGATTTTGTCGGACTCGTTCTGATAGCTGTTCACCCGCCATATAATCTGCTTCTGCTTCTCGACGGGTAGGGAAGTCATCCGAAAAAGCACGAAGTTCTGCCTCCATGCCCTCAACGTCGCCAGACGTTGCTGCTGCCCAAAATTTTGGATAACCTTCTTCTTTGTCTGTCGGTTTTCCGGCTCCGTATTGAAAAGCTACGGAGGCGATAGGCGTTGCCAGACTGCTTGGTAGATTGTCAAAATCTGTGCCCGTTGCTTTCTTCCACTGATCCTTCAGTAAATTCGCTTCGCTTTTTTTGGTAATTTTGTTTACCTGCTCTACTTCATTTTTTTCAAGTTCTAGTGGAATTTTAGCAAGTTTGTCTTTTGCTGCTTTGCCGCTAAGGCCAAAGTATGGTTTGAGTTTATCTCGAATACTTTTGGGAAGCTCAGAAAAATAGTCTTCATTTTTAGACTTTAGATCAACACCAGTTCCGATTGTAACGCCTGAGTTATCGCTGTCCTTAGGGACATAACCTTTAGTTTCAAATCCTTCAAGTTCGGTAATAAAGTTATAATCAATATTATCAGCCATATTAGCCCCCAGCAGCTTCTGACTTGGCAACATCAGCAAGAAGATCAATAAGCATCTCACGACGATTTTCTTCACGATCAAGTTCTGCCTCCTCCTTGTCCGACATTAGCTTGAGACCGTCCTTCAGTGCAGCCATACGCTGCTGGTCTTCCTTCAGGTCCAGCTGACGATTCTTGGTTGCAATGTTAGCCGCATCCTTGATGGCATCCAGCTGGAGTTTTTCCTGATCGAGACGGAGACGTTCCTGATCAATCTGGACCAGCCGTTCCTCCGGGCTACCCGCACTGACAATCTGCTGGTTTGCCGTGGCGACTCGGGCAGCAGCCTCTGCAATGATTGCGTCCTGCATTCCCTGCTGTACCGCCATCTGATACTGCTCGGGCGGTACCGTCTGGGCGACAACACCCTCAATCTGTGTCTTGTACCGGAGCATCATGTGTTCGCGGATGTTGGCCTGAATGACCGGGGCAAACTGTTTGAAGGCCTCAGACGCACCTGCGGTCGGGTCGGACAGGAAGTTGGTTTTGACCTGAATGTGTGCCTCGTGATCCTGACCGGGGAAGGCAGCAATGGGCATTCCCTTCGTGGCGTTCATGATGTCGGTCACCGGGTCTGCCGGTTGGGCTTCCTGCTTGGCCGGAATCACCTGATCAATGTTCGGGAAGTCTGCTGCCTCAAGGACCTGTCGGATCAGTTCGGTGTTGTTGAACGTCCCCGGCGGTGTCTGTGCTGCCAACTGGAGGGCCAGACTTGCCAAGGACAGTCGGTGGGCACGGCTCGGGATGTTCGGGTCCGAAACGGGGAGAACGTCCACACGACCATCAAAATCCTGCTGGAAGATGGTCATGTCACCTTCCGGCGTGGCGTACGGGTAGCCGTTGACAGGGACAAACGTCTCATTGATCTGGGCCAGAATCTTGAACTGCTGACGCTGGGCGTGATGGAGACGCTTGTGGACTGCCGAAAAGAACTTGGCAGAGGCCTCGATCAGGGCCATGGTTGTCCCAACAGGACCGTATCCGGAGGAATCGTTGACGACCTGATCAGTCTGATCGGCAAACTTTTCTGCTGCCCCGGAGACAAAGCCGAGCAGCTGGAAGAGTGTCTGGGACGGTTCTTTGTAGGGCAGGTTGACGATGGCCTTGTTCAGGTCCATGCCGAGTGCCTCTACTTCCTTGAACTCACCGGGGCTGATCGGGTCGTTATCACCGACAACCCGGACACCCTTTGCCTTGAAGCCGCCGGGAAGGTTGGCGAACTGACCGGCATCGACGAGTGCCCTCATGGCCGACGTTGCTGTCATGGTCAGGTTGCCGATCAGGTGAATCAGTCCGAGGCCGTAGAAGCCGAAGCCGGGGACAAACCGATAGTGGGTGAAGTGAATCATCTTCTCGGCACGGGGATCATCTTCACGATAGTTGCGACGGAGAGAGAGAACCTGACGCGAGGACTCCTCGACTGTTACGATGTAGGGATACGGCATGTCGTCGTCTTCGAGTTCGAGGAAGACATGCTGTTCGAGAAGGGTGTACTCTGGGTCTTCGGAGTTGTTACCGCTGAGTCCCATGATCTCGTCAATCTTGGACGAAATTTCATTGTCTGATCTGCCACTGTCCGGACTGTCTGACAGGTCTTCGACATCACGGTACATCCCTGCTGAGATGTCGCGGCGGATATCGACCGGGGACTTGTAGATGATGTGGGTGTACCGGTCGGCACGACGTAGGTCAGTTGCCGAGTAGTTGACGTAGAACTGATCAATCGGGATGTGTTCGGCAGTTGGTCGTTCCAGACCGCCGTCGTAGTACATCTTGACGATTGCAGAGCCGACAATCGGGAGATGGAAAAGCATACGCTCCATCTCGTCGAAGTATTCGGGCATCATCTCGGTCAGTTCGTAGTTCATGAACCGGCGGACACGGTTGGACTGCTGGACAATCTGACTGTCGGGATCACCGATGATCTGTGTGCGGACAGGACCGTTGGCCGGAAGAATCTCCTGAGACGCCTTGGATTGGAACTTGACTGCTGACTCGATGATCAGCGGGTGTGTTGCCGCACACGATCCGTCGAATGCCGTGCCGGTTTCCTCGAACTTCAGGCCGAGCAGGTCGAGGCCACGGGTCAGTGTCTCGTCCCATTCGGAGCGGCTGTCCTTGTCGGCCTCAAATCCTTCGATGACACGTTCTGCAATGTCCGACAACTCATCGTCACCAAGATACTCGGCAAGGTTGGCGAAGTGCGGGATTTCAATTTCTACTGCAACTTCTTCCTGCATAGCCGCCATGAACGCCATGTCGTC